AATAATATTATTAAAGAGTTGGTACAAAGGATTGTGGGCAATAGAAAATGTAGTGCCTTACTATGAATATCTTATAGAACCAAATAAAATGATAGGCAGACACCCATATTGGTCTAATTTTCCAATTAAAGATTTAGAAGTGAAAAATATAGATATAGCAAGAAGTACAAAAGAAGAACTTAGTGAGTATTTAGGTATGCCTATACCTAGAATAAATGGACATCTATTATTAAGAAATAGCGTAGAGCCTAAAGTTGGTAAGCACATATTAGATTGTGCTTTAGATTACTATAATAAAACTAATATAGAACAAAAAGAATTATTTTAAATGAAGATATTAAATTTATACGCTTGTCTAGGTGGTAACCGATACAAGTGGGGAGATGAACACGAGATAACAGCAGTAGAGTTAGATGAAGAACTAGCTAAGTTATATCAAGAGAGATTTCCTAATGATACAGTAATAGTAGCTGATGCACACCAATATCTACTAGACCACTATAAAGAATTTGATTTTATATGGACTTCGCCACCTTGTCCAACTCATAGTAAAATTAGAATGACACAAAAAAATACAAGTGGTTTTACACCTAAATATCCTGATATGAAATTATATGAAGAAATACTTTTTTTACAAAATTACTTTGATGGTAAATTTATAGTTGAAAATGTCATACCATATTATGAACCATTAATACCAGCACAAAAAAGAGGTAGGCATTTATATTGGTCTAACTTTTTAATACCTAATATTTTATCTGAAAGAAAATTTAAGATAGGTAGAGAGCGAAATGAGGTAAAGGCTTTGAGTAAGTTTCACGATTATAACTTTTATAAATACAAAGGCAAACAGAGAAAAGATAAAATAGCTAGAAACTTAGTTGATTATGAAGCTGGTAAAACTATATTAGATACTGCTATGGGAATAATACAAAAGCAAGACATTAACCAAACAGAATTATTTTGAGAGAGATATATTTAATAGCATTGATATTAGGAATAATGTACACAGGTCTTACTTTGTACTTTGAATGGAGATTAGAAAAGAAACAAAAAGAATGGGAAAGAAAGCTAAGACACACGCAAAACTCAAAAAAGAATTAGACAAAGTATATAGCCAATACATTAGATGGGCATATGCTGATGATAGTGGAATGGTTGAGTGCTATACTTGTGGTGTAATCAAGCACGTCAAAGAGATGCACAATGGACACTTCCAAAGTCGTAAGCATACAAGTACAAGATGGCACGAACATAATTGCAGACCACAATGTCCTAAGTGTAACCTATTTGATGAAGGACAGAAATGGATATATGGCAACAAGTTAGTAGCTGAACTAGGCAGAGAAGCAGTAGATGAGATAGTAGCACTTAGCCACAAATCTGTTAAATACTCAAAGTCAGATTTAGAATATCTGATAGAAGTTTACAAAGAGAAGTTAAAAAACCTTTGTGAATAAAAACTTATCAACACAATAAAACTTACACACATTTTTTTGTATAATGCTATGTGATTGATAATCAGCTATATACAACTTTAGTACAAACTGCTGCAAACTTCATACCAGCAAAGGATTTAGATGATGTTACGCAAGAGGTGTTTATGTCATTGTACGAAGATACTGATAGACTTGAACAACTTATAAAAGACAAGAAGATAAAGTGGTATTTTATTAGGCTATGTAAAAACAACTACTATTCTAAGACTTCTAAATACTACTACAAGTACAATAGACCTTACAAAGATATTAGCTTCCATAGTGATTTGATGCTACATAATTTGAAAATCACACAAGAAAATTTATATTTAATAGAAGATAGTGATGTGATAAATGATATACTATCAGAGTTGTATTGGTATGATAGAGAGTTATTTAGATTGTATGTACTTGGTGATAATGATGGCAAAAGATATACCTATTCTAGCCTTAGTAAAAAGACCAAGATAAGTAGAATGAATATATACATAACTATTAAAAAGGTTAAGGAATATATTAAAGAAAGATTAAAAGAGAAGCGTAATGATTTATGATGATTTACAAAGATTAGTAGGGTATGGCTTGAGCATCATAGAGTGTTATGATGAGCTAGGACAACTAGAATACATTATAAACTTAGATGAGATGGTATTTGATGATGTAGATATAGTACTAAGTGATGAACACGAACCAATAGGAATTATTAAACTTTATAGATATGGACAAGAGAAAGGAAATGGATACTCCAAACTTAATGGTAAAGACCTATAACTATTTAAAGGCAGTAAGCAAAAGGTTATTAGGTGGTATGGAAAATGTAGATACTACTACTTATTATGATAGAGCATACATTTGCTCACGTTGTCCACACCTAACACCTGATGTAGAATGTAGTATATGTGGTTGTCCAATAGAAACTAAAGCAGCTTGGAAAACAGAAAAATGTCCTAAAGGAAAATGGTAACAGAAGAACAAAAAGAACGAATACTAAAGGTATGGGAGTTCTGCAAAAGTGGTAGAGCTAAGAACAAAGAGGCTAAAGCTGAATTAATTACCCTATACAATGAGATACATAGAACAAACTATAAGACAACTTCTAATTGTAGTAGTTGTATAAATACTTGTTATCAAGGTATAAAAAAGATAGTCAATGAAATATCAATGTGAGTGTAGAACATTTGAGGTACACAAGACCACAATGAAGATAATTAATGGCGAAGTAATAAAGCCTGAAACATATTGTGAGGAGTGTAAGACTTATGGCAAGTACATAAAGGAACACGAGGGATATGGGGGTATAATAAAGAAACCTAACGGAACAATAGCAAAGAGAACTGATCTACATATGTAACTATGAACACACCAAACTACTACAAAGGAACTTATTACAAAATGGAAGCACACGAAGTCATTGAAGACTTTTGTGGTAACAACTATAACTTAGGTGTAGCACTAGCATACCTAATGAGAGCAGGTAAGAAAGAAGATAATGATATATCTAAGGATATACAAAAGGCAATAGACCATTTAAACTTTGAACTAAAAAGACAGAAGCATCTGAACGAAGAACATAAAGAGTTAGATAGAATTAATGATAAATTATTTGCAAATGCAATCAGTACCTATTAATAAAATACGCAATAACCCTATTAATCCTAGATTAGTTAATAAGGCAAAGTTTGAAAAGCTAAAGAAGTCTATACAAGAGTTTCCACAGATGCTAGAACTAAGACCAATAGTAATTAACGAAGATGGTGTTATACTAGGTGGTAATATGAGATACAAAGCATTAGTAGAATTAGGATACGAAGAAGTACCTGTAATAGTTGCAAGTTATATTACTAAGGAACAAGAGAATGAGTTTATCATAAAAGATAACTTAGGTTTTGGTGATTGGGATTGGGATATACTAGCAAACGAATGGGATAGTGTAGAGTTAGAAGATTGGGGATTAGATGTATGGCAGAATGAAGATGATATACTAAATAGCTTAGACGAAGAAATAGAGGAAGCACCTAAAGATAAAATAGTGTGTGCCTTGTGTGGTAAATAATTGACAAAATCTGACACTTATGCAAGATAGAACAGAGAAAGGTAAGATAGCAATGCTAGAAGCATTAGAAAAGACTTTAGGAGTAGTTACTGGTGCTTGTAAGCTAGTAGGTATATCAAGAGAAACACACTACATATGGCTTAAAGATGATGAAGCATATAAGTTAGCAGTAAAGAGTATTGATGATGTAGCAATAGACTTTGCAGAGAGCCAACTACACAAACAGATAGGTAAGGGTAAGACACAAGCTACTATATTCTACCTAAAGACTAAAGGTAAGAAACGAGGGTATGTAGAGAAGCAAGAGTTAGATATATCAGGAGAGTTTAAACCTATCAATATTATCCTAAAGAAAGACGATGATAGCAACGCTAACGGATAAACAATGGTTAGCAATAGAACACCTAACAGATGATACTACAACAGAGGTACTATATGGTGGTGCAGCAGGTGGTGGTAAGTCTTATTTAGGTTGTGCTTGGATAATAACTCTATGCACACAATACGATGGTGTAAGGTGTTTAATAGGTCGTAGTAAGTTAGATAGTCTAAAGAAAACCACACTCAATACTTTCTTAGATGTTTGTAACCAATGGGGAATACAAGCCAACGTACATTACAAATACAACGCATCAAGTAATATCATTACATTCTACAATGGTAGTGAGGTCATACTAAAAGACTTATTTCAATACCCATCAGATAAGAACTTTGACAGTCTAGGTTCATTAGAACTTACTGCTGCATTTATAGATGAGTGCAATCAGATTACAGAGAAGGCAAAGCAAATAGTAAGTAGTAGGATTAGATACAAGCTAGACGAGTACAATCTTATACCTAAGATACTAATGACTTGTAACCCTAGTAAAGAATGGGTGTACACAAGTTTCTACAAGCCACACAAAGAGAATAGGCTACCAGCTTACAGGAAGTTCATACAGTCGTTAGTAACTGATAATAGACACATATCTAAGCACTATAAAGACCAACTAGAAAAGCTAGACCATATAAGTAAGCAAAGACTACTATATGGTAATTGGGAGTACGATGATAGTGAAGATAAGCTAATAAACTACAATGCTATACTAGGTGCATTTGAATTAGAAGATACTCCAACAGGTACAGGTTACATAACTGCCGATATAGCTAGATTTGGTAAGGATAAGACAGTCATAGTGTATTGGAATGGTCTAAGAGCCGAATACTTCAAGGTGTTAGATGTTAATAGTGTAACACAAGCAGCAGATGAAATACGCATCATACAGAGAAACTACAACGTATCACTAGGTAATATTATAGTTGATGACGATGGTGTAGGTGGTGGTGTTAAAGATATATTAAGATGCAAAGGCTTTGTAAACAATTCTAAGGCACTTAAAAA